TCTCCTCGGAAGCTGAAGGAATCGAATTGACAGTCTCTGATGCTGAAGTTCAGGAAACAAATAAAGCTGAATTACCAGCTATTGCCAAGTATCTTGAACGTAGAGCTAGTCATATGAATCTTAAATTTGAGATAAGTAACCGCTGGATTAGTAAAAATTATGCTAAAGCTATAACAGACATACTATATGGCAGAGGTATTACAACGATGACTGACTTTGTTAAGATATTTGACAATTATAAATTCTATCAAGCTATAAAATATCCTAACGCTGCTTCAACGTTAGTTAAGCAGGATCTTGCTAAAGTATTTCCTTATAATGCTCTTACTGATGAAGATCTTCAAAAGCTAGCATTACTTTACGACAGTTGTAACGAAAACAATGACACTTCTGATTACAACATCCTGAGAAACTTTTTAGCTATAGGAAATGCAAAAGCTGCAGATAAAGATTGTTATATTGGTCGATATACAAATAATATAGTTCGTAATGGTATAAGTAATATTAATCAGTTAGCTCTTTTCCTTAAAGAAAATGGCTTGAATGGGTTTAAAAATCTTAATGGCATAGGTCATGTCAATGATAATGTTAAAGCATTATATGATTATGTAAGCAATAATTAACCGTAGGAGGTAACATATGGCTATAAAAACCAAAAATAATTATGATCTTGACAATCTTATTGGTAAGGTAATTGATTATGAAGGTTGTCTTAAATCAATTAAAAATGGCTCTACAATATCTGATTCTTGTAGAAAGTTTAATATTGATGTGTATGAATTTAGACGTTTTTTAGTTACAAAAAGACTTGATTTCAATGATAACTCAAAATACATAACTAAAATGTTCAAATCAACTGATAATTTGCTTGGTTATGAGCAATTATATTGCCATCTTAATGGCGAAAAGCCAAATGATATGCTAGAAATCCCTTATGACGTCGATAAAGGACTCATAAATGCTATGAAAACTCTTCGTAACGGTGAAAAAACTGTTTTGGAAGAGTATTATATTGGACGTCAAACTCTCGCACAGATAGCAGCTCGTCATAGTAGAACTCCAGAAAGAATCAGACAAATAAAAGAGCGAGCTATAAGAAAGCTTAGATCACCTCGAAGATATAGAATGTGGCAATATGGATGGAATTATTATATCATGGAGCAGCAACATCGAGAGATGGTAACCAATTTAACTTGTTCAGAGAAAATGATGGAGTTCGAATCACATGTAAGAGACCTTGTTGAATGTAAGGACAAAGAAGCTCTTTTTGAGATTTATAACGACATCAAAAATCTTTTTGACTCTGACTATTTCGATGAAGTATCAAAAGACGATGAATTTTATAACACTAGTATATCAGAACTAGATTTATCAATTAGGCCTCTTAATTGCTTGAGAAGAGCTGGGATAAGAACTTATGGACAACTTAATGGAACAACATATAGCCAGTTGGCAAGAATAAGATGCCTTGGACGAAAATCTTTTGATGAAATTATTGAAAAAGCACGAGCTGCCAATATAGAGATCATAAATGATTGGGAGGAGGAAAAATAATTATGTCTAGAATAAGTATTGATAAGATGCGAAAAGCAATATCATCAGCTTATGATTCTAAAACATGGCACGAACGTGTTAATAAAATGTGTCCCAATCAAGTGGCAGCAATATATAAAAAGATGAAATCTAGTTCAAATTATATATTGTCTAATGGTCTTTTTAAACACGTTGCATCAGACGATCAAAATAATACAAAAAATGACGAATATCATCAAATTGATATTTGGGAGTATTTAAATTCTATAAAATAAGGAGAATATTTAACATGAAGAGTTTTTATTATGGAACAAAAGAAAAGAATGTAATCAATAACCGTAAACTTGCAGAGCACTATTATATCGCTACTGGAAAGCGTTTAAAAGATGAAGACATCGAAAATCCGGAATATATGGACAAGGTAGCTAGCCGATTTAAAGGCTTGTACGGACGTATAGAAAATCCGTCATGGCGTTTTCTTGCTGATAGAGGATTTAAAACTACTGCTATACTTGTGTTATCAGATGTAAAAGATATATCACTTTCTGATGCACGTAGAATTGTAGAATCTTTTATTTCAAATAAAAAGGATAAAACAAATATTCTAACAGATGCCAATGATGACAGTAATACCGGGGAAACTCAGATCGAAAAGTAATATTTAATTAATATATGTAACTCATTATATTTTAACCGTAGGAGGTATATAATAATGAATAGATATTGGAGACTTACTAATGAAGATTATAAAAAAATGAAGAAAGATATTCTTAAGAGAAAAGAAACTCCTGACGATTGGGCTAGGATTTCTTTGGATCCCACGACGTCAGACACTGAAAAAATGTGTCGTATTATGATGAATAACGATCCTGATTGTCCTAAGGACAGTTATATTTGTATGTCTTACATGTGCAGTTCACCGACTTTGTCTCAGGAATTCATTGAGGATGCTATGTATATAAATTCTGGTTTGTGGATTCCGGAATTTGGTTGGGACGAAGAAATAATGGACTATGTACTTGATTTATTTGATCTCGATAATACTAAGTTAGATACCCGCGGCATGTATATAACTGACGAGATTATTGATGCGTATGAATCAAAGAAATTTGCAGTATCAAAGCCAAAATTTCATAAGTTTCTTAAGGAATTGCTTGTCGATTACTATAAGGCTTTGGATGCTATGGAGGAGTATAAGAAGGAAAATTACAAACCCGATATTGACGATGTTCGAAAGCATAGAAGAGATAGTATAAAATATTATGTGAACATGTACAAATTGGCAGAAGATGTTAGTAATTTCCGGATAATATTAAAGAACCGCCTGGACTGGGATCAGATTAGTACACAATCTTTTGACAAGGAATTTGTGAAGAAATATGCATTTTTCTCATATAAAGGCAAACCAAATGACGAAAGTGAGGACGACGATGAATCAGAATATTAAAAACGTAGTAAAATATTATATCTTTTGCGGTTTATTTCAAACTATCTGGAGTCTTGCAGTTATAGCTTTCAATATATTTTTACTTGAATTCTTTAAGACTCCTTACACTTTATTTGCATTAGGTTTGATTTTGATGAAGCCATTTATTTCTCTAAAATATTCAGGACAGACCGAGAATAAATCATAGATCGCATAATTTAAACCTTCTTTAATAGAAAATGTAAAGGAGGATTATATTATGAATTGGTTAGAAAAAACAGTAAAAATATTAAAAACTGTAGGGATTGGAATTATATCCTGGTGGCTTGTTATATTTATGATGGTAATATCTATACCGGCAGGAATACTGCTGATAGTGGATGTTATCTATCATATATGGACTGGTCACAGGATTGAAATGATTAAAAAGATCCTACATGGTTATGCTGTTTTATTCACAAACCCGTTTGATATGATCGACGATTAAGTTTTACTTAAGGGTAGTCTTAGAAAGATATAAGGCTACTCTTAAGTTTATCGCAAAAAATATGTTTACTCTAGTAGATAAACACAAGGAGGAAAATAATATGGGAATTACATATGAAACTAGGCGAAAGATAAATGAACTTTACAATGAAGGACATACTGTGTCTGAAATTGCGAAGATCATGGATCTTTCAGAAGCGATCATATCTAATGTGTTATTTAGATCTTGTGAGTAAGAACTTAAGAGTAGTCTTAGAAAGATATAAGGCTACTCTTAAATTTTTAATAAAATAATATTGGAGGAGAAAAAATGAATAAAAAATTTTGGCTATGGATGATAGGAATAAATGTTCTTGGACTTGCTGGTTATAAAATTTTGACCGGTTTTGGTGCTGCTAAAAATTATGAATTTATAACAAATGAATTAGATACAGGTGATACAATCATTATGACAAAACCTGATGGTACAACTATAGCAGTAAAGAAAATTAAACATTCTGATGAGGAATAAAAATGAAACTATGGCATAAAGATCTTATTTATTATTTACCGACTAATGAACTTATTCGATTATGGCACGACTGTTTATCTATTGCAAGGGATATTTCATTGGTAGGTCATACATCTGACATTTTTATAAATAAAGTAATGGATTATCCAATATGTCATTTTTATTGGTATTCTAACCATGTAATTGACGAACTGCATATAAGAGGTTACAATATACCGCAATCATCTATTGCTTCTTTTAATAATTATATGGTTCGAATAGATAATTCAACTAACTCTGATCACACTATTTGTATCTGTGATGAAGATATTTTTTATGATTGGCATAATGATAGATATCTTATGCAATGTTTGTCAAATCTTGATGAAATATACGATTGTCAAGGTATGACAGACGAAGAATATTATAATATTTTGGATAACTTTTCTCACATATTATATTAAGGAGAACCGATGAACAACGATGAATTAAAAAATACAATAAGAACTATTCCTGGTTTATTTTTAACTATATCAGAAAATATAGGACTTTTAGAGAAAGTTGACCAAGAACAGTTTATAGATTTTTCTAATAAGTATCTATTGCAGCTATTGCCTTTGGTAAAAAAGATGAATGTAAACGATGAATCTGTGACTATGTGTCATGAAATTATATTCAATACTGAATTAGTTTATGATATATATAATCATAAATATGAAGATGACCTAGAATTAATTCCAGTTGAATATATTTATCATCCAGTAAAAAATATATATCTTGGACTAGAATGTCGACAATTAAACAATTATATTCAGATTTATATAAAAGACGACTTTCATAAGATTAGTCAATCAGATGCTTTACTTAAAGCAAAGGAAATGGCATTAGATTTCATCGACTATGAAAATCAAAAATTAGAATATTGGTCTACTTTAAATAGATCACGTTAATATTAAAAATGTGACGATCACAGCAAATTATATTAAAAGGAGAAAAATACGTCATGAACACTTTTGAAAAATTACTTAGAAATGAATCACATTTGACAACAACTGAAAATGGGGCAGTAGCTTTGAACACAACTTCAGATCCTTGTCTTGATCTCTTTGCAACAATTGGAGCATTGAGAAATGCTGACAAAAATAGGATCGAAACATTAGTAGCTGAGGCTTATAAAGCAGATCCACTTCTTACAACTAAAATTATATTTTATGCAAGAGATATTAGGGGTGGATTAGGTGAAAGAGATACCTTTAGGACAGCACTTCGATATCTTGCAATCCATCATCCAGAAGCTATTAAGAAAAATATATGGGCTATTGGAGACTTGTACGGACGATACGATGACTTATATTTCTTAGTCGGAACACCTCTGGAAAAAAATATGTGGTATAGAATGGCCATTGTATTTAAAATGGATCTTGATCGTATGAGTAAAGGAGAACCTGTATCTTTACTTGCAAAATGGATTAAAACTCCGGATGCTTCATCTAAAACTTCTAGAAAAATGGGCATTTATACTGCACAAAAGCTTGGATACTCAGTATATGATTTTAAGAGAAAACTTAGGAAACTTAGAAAATATCTTAAAATCGTTGAAACCAGCATGTCAGCTAATAAATGGAACGAGATTGAGTATTCAGAAGTTCCTTCTAAGGCTATGCATATTTATTCAAATGCATTTGGAAGACACGATGAATCTCGTTTCAATAACTATCTTGAGGGTGTTGTAAAAGGTAAGGCTAAGATCAATGCTTCAACATTATATCCTTATGAGTTATATGAGAAGTATCAAAATAGATTGAGTAGACCTTGGTGTTATAATTATCAAGATGTATTAGAAGAAGATCCTGTTGTCGAAGCTCAGTGGAAAGCACTCCCTAACTATGTACAGCCTGGTACGAACGCTATTGTTATGGCTGACACATCAGGTAGTATGAATGGAAGACCTATGGCTACATCAGTAAGTTTAGCATTATATTTTGCTGAGCGGAATGTTGGAGCTTATCATAATCTTTGGATGAGCTTTAATTCCAAACCTCATATCCATGAAGTTAATGGTGAAACATTGCTTCAAAAGATAACTAATATGGATAGAAGCGACTGGGGTAGTTCCACGAATCTTGAATTGGCTATGCAGACAATTTTACAGATAGCTATTGATAATCATGTACCGTCAGAGGAACTTCCTAAAGCACTTATTATCATATCTGACATGGAGATTAACGAAGCAGATTACGGACGACGTGACGGTTGGACATTTTATGACATTATGAAAGCTCAATATGCTGAACATGGTTATAAGATTCCTAACATTATATTCTGGAATGTTGACAGCCGACATGATGTCTTCCATGCAGATTCGGAGCGTAAAGGTGTTCAGCTTGTATCTGGATCTTCTCCTACAGTGTTTAAGCATGTTATGGGTATGATCGATTCAACTCCGAGAGAAGCCATGCTTAAAGTTATCAATTCTGAAAGATATTCTCATATCAAAATTTCTTAATCCTCGCAAATTTTATTCTTTCTTTAATAGGAATTTATAAAAAGAAAGTGAGGATAATAATATGAAGAAAAAATTAATAATGTATTCTTATTGGTTTCTTTGCAAGGTGTTGGGACCTATAATATTATTCGGTTGGTCGATACCAATGTCACCTTTGGCAATTATTGCATTTAGTATTTTGCAAGAAAGTGCCATTGATGGATTGGTTACTACGATTAACGCGTTAACATGTATGGGTAACTTGATATTTGTACCAAGAAGTCCAAAAGAATTATGGGAATTTATAGAATCATATGACTTTGACAAACTGTTCAAGTTTTAAATTCCGTAAGAGGAATCTTATTATATTTAAGGTTCCTCTTATCTTTTTTGGAGATTTTTAATATGAGAATAAGATTTAAAACTGAAAACGGATCTAATATGAATATCATGGAAATCATGTCTATTGAATTTTCTATTGATAATAGTTACATAATGCTTACAAATAGTATTGGTGAAACATATATGATCCCATATTTAAAAATATTAACATCCTATGATATAAATCAGATACTTGATGAATTATTAAAAATTGGTTACTTCGATTTTTCTACTGACATATTTGATTATATTGAGGAAATTGAGGATGAAGATGACACATAAGTATACAACCTTGGCCAGCATTTTAAAAAAGCCAAAAATTATATTAGAACCTACTTTTACATTTGTTTTATATTTTATAGATGGGCATGTTGAAAAATTCAAAAACATAACATACTTTAACAAGGCAGATGATGAATATATTTTTGGAAACAAATTTGATACCTTTATATTTAAAACTCGTTACATTTATTCAGTTCAAAGCTATAGAGAAGGAGCATAATAATGGGTAATAAACTTAATGAGCACATGCAAAAAACAGACTTTGTAGCTTATTTAAGAAAGCGAGGTATGTCATTTAGTGAATTTTATATTTTAGTCAGAGCATTTTTTAATTTGACAAGTTCTGAACGTTTCGATCTTATAGAAGATACTGGCATGTATAAAAATTTAGTAAATAATTTTAAGGAGAAATGAAAATGAGTAATAAGCATGTAAATAAAGGAAAAAGCGAGAATGATATTTTTGAAGCAGGTTTTAAGGCCGGAATAAGCTTACTGACATTAACATTAGCTGATTATGATGATCCGAAGAAGTTTCTCACGATGGTTGCTAATGATGATGAGAAACTTAATACTTTAAGTGAACAATTATATTCTGAATTTGTTAGACTTTATAAAAGTTCCAAAGATAAAAAGGAGGAATAATTATGTTTAGTCTGTTATGGCAATTGATCTGTGCTATTGGATGGTTTGGATATTTAATTGCTATATTTTTGGCAACTGTAATTATATTAACCATAATAGGTTTATTCATTAAATTTTGGAGTTGGGTATTGAGGTAATAAAATGATTAAAGAATGTGAGATTTGTGGCAAAGAATTCAGTACGACTAATTCACGAATAAAGTATTGTGATGAGTGTCGTCCAAAGCAAGATCGACTTAAAAAATATATGTCTAAAGAACTTGAACGTTCAAAGAAAATATATTATCAGCCACAATTATTTAAATTCACTTGCGATTTTTGTGGTAAAGAAACCCAAAATATTTCTAAAGGAATACATACGATAAATACCCCAAATGGCATAAAAAACTATTGTTCTAACAAATGTTATTATGCAGCTTTACCAGACTATCTAACATGCGGTTATTGTGGTAAACCATTAAAAGATATTCCAGGTGTTGATCCTATGAAAAGTAGCACTTGGTATTGCTGCGATATTTGTAAAGAACAACATGAGCATGCTATTGCTAAAGCAAGTGGATGGCTTCATATTTGTGAAACTTGTGGAAAAGAATTCATCAGAAAACGAGAGGTTGCTAGGTGGTGTTCGGATGATTGTAAAAAAATTGGTATTAAAAAAGACAGAGAAGAATCAAAGAAAAAACCTAGAACAGTTGAACGATTTGAAACTTGTCTTTGTTGCCATAAAGTCAATAAAAGAATTTATGAAGTTGGACAAATTCCAGAAAATTTTGGTTATTCTTTTTGCGATGATAACTGTAAAAGCATATATGAATCCAGATTAAAGCGAAATGCTAAAAGGGCTAATAATTCATCGTCTTTTGTTTCAAAACCTAAAAAAGAATCTTCTACACATCTTTGTACTACTTGTAAAACTAGTTATAAAGACTGTTATTTAACGAAGAGTAATTTCAGAAATGATCCAAAAGGTGCTAAACGGGATGCGAAAGGTAATGTTATATCATGCCCGTTATTTAAATAATTAGGAGGATTAAGTTATGGATCAACATATATTTGACAGAATCGTGCTAGTAAATGACATAATTGTGCATAAAGATAATCCTGAAGAATCAGAATTGATCAAGAGTTGTAAAGATGTCGCTAAGTCTTTTAAAATGCTTGAAGACGAAAAACTGCCTTATATTTTAGGAATGGCCGATACAGTAGATGTACTCATGATTTTTAAAAAATTCAGTGATGATCTAAAGCCTTATTATATTAAATATTTAATGGTCAAAGAAGCAAACTCTAAGGAGAATTAAATTATGGATATTATTAAATATGTCATTATCATGCTATTGGCAGCGAGTTTCAGAAATGGTATGAATACTGATATGATACCTTACGAGCAGCAAATTGATTATATTTATGACTATGTATTTGAAATAATCGAAGAAGGTGACTATGATATTCATCCGGCATTTATATTAGCTATTATCGAAACCGAGTCAACATATAAATGGCAAGCAAAAAATGGTGATCATTATGGTTTAATGCAAATTAATCCCAAATGGCATCACGATCGAATGAAAAAACTTGGCGTTTCTGATTTGCAAGCTAATCCATATGATAACATAAGAGTCGGAGTGGATTATATTTCAGATTTGTTTGAACAATATGACAATCCATACGATGTGCTAAATGTATATAATTCTGGATCGACTGATGGATATGCTCATGAGTATTCAATAACTGTTATGGATCGATTTTATAGAATTGAACACGAGCTATGGGATTCCATGGAAGGCTGGTAATTATATTTAGGAGGTTAAAATCGTGGGTTTTAAAGTAAAAAGGGACAATTTTAAAGTAGAAAATAGTATAAATGAGGCAGAAAATGAGCAAAGACTGGATATTTTAAACCGATTATCGACTCTTGATATAAAAACTCTTCAAATTGCTTATGTTTACGCTAAAAATTACGTAGAATATGGTACAGATGTGACTGAAAAGTGGGCTACAGCTTGTGAAAATATTGCATATTTGGAAAGGGCGCATCATAAAGGATATTGTGAGGGCTATGAAAAGGCTAAACAGAACTATTGCGATAAATGGAGGATGAAAAACGTCTTTGGTGATGAAGATGTTATTCTTAATCATCAAAATCCAATATATAAGTTTGAAATTGGTCAAATTGTTGGAAAATGTGAGAGATATCCAAATCACTCAAAGTTTAAAATACTTGATAGATTTGTTGTTAATTTGACTCGCCCTTATTATAAAATCGGACTTATAGATAGATTCTTTAACGATGATAGTCAAGAAATCGTGCCTAATTGGTATCAATATGTGCCTGAATCTGAATTATATTCAAAATGACGAAAAATGGTAAAGGAGGATTAAATGGACAGAGGAACAGTTAGTGGTGAAATAACTATCATGGAAGTAGATTCTGAAGGCAATCCTATTCCAGAAACCGCACAAAAACTAGGCAATATCGAGCATGTAGATATTTCTGCTGAAGAAGAGAATTATATGTCTGAAGATACAAATATTGTAGCAATAAGCCCACAAGAATTGGAAGATTCTACTCATATATCTTACTGGACCGAAATGATCTGTGCTGAAGCGGAAGAAGAAAAAGTAAATAAACAGTGTCATTACGATGAAACCCACAGTAGAAAATCTAATTGGCATAAAAGATATTTTTAATAAGGAGATGACTAAAATGAGTTTTGAAAACCTTGTTAGAGAAATTAGTGAAATTGAAGAAGACATTATATTCTTAAAAGGAGTAAAAAATGATTTTGAAAATTCTGATCCATCAAACATTACAGCTTTAAGAGCTCTTGACCGTGCTATAGTGTGTTCAGAAGAAAATTTAAAGAAACTTAAAAATGAGAAAGTTTCTGCCGAGGCTTGTACGGACGAAAATGATTATGAATAATTCGCAAAAATTATATCTTCTATAATAAGGAGGATATAGCTATGAAAATATTAAACATGATAGAGAGGATACCCAATGCGGTATTAAGAAACTTAATAATGACTTTAGTTATTTTGTTGATTAATCCGTTGAGTATTGCTGTTTACATGATGTTTATATGTGCAGCAGCATATAAATATCTTCTGTAAATCTCTTACTGTTGAGGGAAAATCAGCAGCGGAAAGCGGTGTTGCCGACATAGCATCGCAATTTATAAAGGAATCTTGAAATTTAAGGTTCCTTTTATCTTTTATTATATCAAGGGCTATCGCCAAGCGGTAAGGCACAGCACTTTGACTGCTGGATTTCGCCAGTTCAAATCTGGCTAGCCCTGTTTTAATTAGAAAGGAGATTAAAAGATGTTAAAATTTAAAGATATATTTTTAAAAGCTAAATTGCGTAGAATGGATGAGACCGGATGCTCACTAATAGATGCAGTAGATTGGGTTAATGAGCAAAATATTGGATTTATAATTGATTATGCTAATGGATCAATCAATACAAACGAAGAAGAAAAGCCTTGGCCTCAGATAGGTGATATATATTATTCGATCGGTTCAGATCCATCAGGTACAATTATTCTAAATCATACTTACACAAATGATGGTATTGATAAAAATTTGCAGATAATGAATAATTTCTTTAGAGCAGAAGAAGATGCTGCGTTTGAATATGAAAGATGTAGAATACTTAATGATTTAAAAGAATTATCAGATGACGATCAACCTTGGGATAATACGACGAAACATTACAGTATAGCATATAACTATGGAATGATGGATATATCAATTCAAAGGAGGTTCCATTTTAGATCTATGAATGAGATATATTTTAAATCTTATGAATCAGCAGAAAATGCTGTTAAAACTATCGGAAAAGATAAAATTAAAAAATATTTATTTGGATTAAAATAAGTCTAATTATCTCGGTGGTGGAATAGGTAGACACTAGGAAATGTACAGGTAGACTGGGGTTTCGGTTCGATTCCGACGCGGTGCGTAGAGTAATCTCTATAGTGGACGAAATAGTCCTTTGCGCAGTGGTTCATGATGGCAAATACCTTGGTCATGTAAGGTGACAGAAATTCAAATCCTTACCCGAGATGTTTTTTCATTCATTTTTAATCCTTCTGGGACTCATACAGCAAATCATATTGGAAAATAATAGCCCGTTAAGCTAAAAAAGAGTCCTGTATGCAGAGATACACTAATGGGCAACGCGGCCAGACTATTTATTAATGTATCATGCGCGGTGATACTAACAGCAATTATATTTATGGTGGATCTGGTGTTTGTAGGTTCGAGTCCTACTCTCTGCACTCTCCATTAGGAGATTTGCTAAGGTTACGCTCGTTTGTCTTAGCGAGTAAAAATAAATAAGGCAATTATATTTGGTCTATCTTGAATAATATTAGTTATATTTTGACATCCATTATGTGTCCTCCGTTTTTGTTATCAATTCATTCAAGATAGACTTTGCTCGTGTAGCTCAGTTGGTAGAGCACTTGACTTTTAATCAAGTTGTCGGGAGTTCGAGCCTCCTCACGGGCATGTCTCTCTTTGTTGCTTGAGAGAGATTATCAATCTTTTCAATAAAAACTATCGTGGTGTGTTCTTCGTTGGCTAACAACTGGCAAGTTTAGGGGTTCGATTCCCAATTTCAAGCTGGTATGGCGGAATAGGTAGACGCCTTGGACTTAAAATCCAATGATCGTAAGATCGTACGAGTTCAAGTCTCGTTGCCAGCATTTCATATTATATTTAAGGAGGATAAAAATGAGCAAAGAAATAATTAATGCAAAAATAACCAAAACAACCATAACTATGAGTGATCATGGATGTTTGACATTTTATGTATTTTTTGACTCGAATGCTATTCATTGTGGAATTGGAGGATACTGTATTGGTCATGGATATTTAGGAGCTGCAGATGATGCATTTGACTCAACTGATAAAGGCCTTGTTGCTATGATGAGAATTATGGATACAGTTGGTGTTGAACGTTGGGAAGATCTTGATGGAAAATATGTTAGAATAGAAAAACCTGATTGGGGAGATTCTTGCACTAAAATTGGAAACATAATTGAAGATAAATGGTTTGACATTAAAGAATTCTTTAAGGAGGATAAAAATGAGTGAAATAATAAAAAGAAAAATAACTGTAATTAAAGAAGACGTTCCGTTTGTTAAATTAACTTACTGTGATGAATGCGGTCGTTTAATTAGGCAAAGAGTATGTACTGGTTTTAGTAATTTAAGAAAAATAGACCATGAAAATCGTGTCGAGTGGTATCAGGTTACAACTGGCCATCGTGATTTTGGAAATGACGAATCAGACTATAGACAAGAAACTGATATATGTCCCGATTGCATAAAACATATATTTGACAAATATCTGATAAGATCACGTGGTGAAAATACTCAGCTTATTAGTGTTGATCATTGTTGGACTTATAATGAGGAGCCGATGGAGGATAAAAATGAATCATGAAGATATGACTTATACAGAAGCCAAAGATATTCTTGAAAATTATATTCATACAGAATTCTTTGACCGAAAAGACTCTGATGTTGGGCAAGCTATTGTGAAATCTATTAAATTACTAAGCAAGGAGTCAGCAAAAGAAACTAAATACGGTAACAAAGAACAGTATAATTATTATAATGCTCCTAAAAGATTTTGTCCTTGCCCGGTTTGTGGAAATAATAGAAGACGTTTTTCCTGGGGGTTACACACAGATGCAACTAGTAAACAAAATTATAAATGCCAAAAATGTGATTTTACTATGGTAGTTGAATTTCCTAGATTCACAGGTATAAGTGACGCTATGGTTAGAACTTGCTGGAATAAAGTATGCGAATTATATTCTAATAATCATCGCAATGGACACACAGTAATACCTTGGGTAACTTATGGTAATAAAAAATATCCTCTACGTTTAGAAGTATTATATTTTAAAAATGAAGGAGAAAACAATGAGTAACTTAATAGACTATGCCAAAGAAGAGTTAAACAAAATTTATACAGAGGAATCGTTAAAAGATCCATATAATAAATTTGCTTATGATTCTATTATGACACTGGTAACCACATTTTCAAATCAATGCCATACTGGTTTTACAGCTCCGTATACCATCAATATGTTCGAACGATTAGCTATGTTTAAACCAGTAACCCCTTTAACAGGTGAAGACGATGAATGGATAAAAACCGATGATAGTACTTGGCAAAATAAGCGTTGCAGTTCAGTTTTTAAAAATTCAGAAAATGGCCAGGCATATGACATAGAAGGCAAGATATTTTCTAGAGATGGTGGTAGAACATGGTTTACGAGTTCTGATTCACATGTAAACATAACTTTCACCTTAATTTGGAGGACTAAAAATATGACAAAAGGTTTAAATGAAGTCGAATATAAAAAGTGGCTTTATTATGAATTATCAGAGTTAGTAGACTTGTACGGACGTGATGCAGTTGTAAACGCAGTTCATAAAATGGAGGATAAATATGAAGGAGTTAACCAGAAATGAATTTGTAACTTTGCTAGTTAGCAATCCGGGTAAAAAATTTGTCTTCCAAGAAGATTGGAATAATAATGAATATGACCCGGCTATCCATATCACTAGTGGTGATCCAAAATGTCCAACATTTGGAGCTGTTTATATAGACACTAATGGTGACGAGTTATTAGCAGAATATGACTGGGATCTGATAAGTGACTATAAAGATGCCGATATGTTTAATGTTTTCGATGAAGATGATATTAAAGATGTAATAAACTTACTATCATCAGTCATTCATTCAGAAAAAGAAAGTGAGGAAAAATATGAAAATAAGACCACATGATACTTTAAGTAATCTTAAAAATTGGCCAGCATACGATTACAAGGATTACAGACTAAATAAAGACGAGTCTGACAATTGTGTTGCAGCTCTTGAAAATTATATTTGGCATGATGTTAAAAAAGAGGGTATGCCGAAGGAAGATGGTAACTACTTGTTTAAACTTGTTAGTCCAGATGATACAGAACCCAATTATATTTTTGTAGTATCCCAGGCAAAAGAAGCTACTTTAGGAATGAGTAATCCGCTTCTGCCGCATATAATATCTTGGAGAAAAATCATTGATTATGATATGGAGGAATGATTATGAATTGTTTAATCTACATTATTTTAGGCGCTATATTGGCATTATGTATTGTTTATTATATTTTAGATGAGATCGGTATATGCCAATTCAACTATGATATCGATGATATTATCAAAAGTGTTGGTATAATCGACGCTTTTTGTCTTGTCATTTGTATGCTATTCTTGCTAGAATTAACACCATATTCGATTCATAAAGACAACATAAAAAATGTTAATCAATATGAGTCAGTTATGTATGAATTGAAGCATCCGGAAGATTTTAGAGAAATAGATCGAATACATGATGTGAGGGACTGGAATGATAAATACGATCGTTATATTTATTCTCATGACAATAATATTTTCTTTGGTGTATTATATCCTCTTGGCGATATTGAAGGCACTGAACATATAGATATTGAAAAGTATTTGGGAGAATAGCTATGGATAAAGAATCTATCAGTAGTGTAATAATTTATTTAACAAATCATCTTGAACCAACTATAATATCAAATCTAAAATATCCAATATATAGATATAGTTCTGATACGAATCTTTATTATATTTATGATGGTGATAGTTTAATCGGCGAATTTAGAAAAGATAGTGTAATTGGTATATTTATTGAGAAGGATCCATTTATACTAGAAATCGTAGGAGAAGAAAAAAATGAATGCCCGTCAAAAAGCTAAGTATTATAAAAAGAAGTATGAAGAATTATCACATAGACAATCCAATAATTCTTTTATAGTAAACGCAGCGCCATCTTTTCCATTTGAACCAAATCAGTTAATGCTATCATACCACATTGGCAATTATCCTGTTAGCAAGCCATATTATTTTAGTGATATTGATTCGTCAAGCTCTGCTGAAGAAACTTTTAAGCCTTGCCAAACTATGGAGGAGAAAAATGATATACACTCAATGTAATTATCCTGAACTTAGAGATTTATTTGTTTCCAATGTTGAAAAAATATTTGGCACTGATTCATCATTTCTTGATTATATTGAAAATGAAAACTATACTGATAATTATGACTGTTTCTTTGATGGTAGTGGTGAAAATTATATCATTAATAGATCAACTGGTGAGTATATTAATTGGTATAAATTTAGTCATATAGGTAGAGACATACATATTAATATGAACAGTGATCATCAATTATTATCAAATTGGCTTGAAAAATTCTTAAGGGATTTTAAAGCAGGAGGAGGAGAAAATGAATGCCCGTCAAAAAGCTAAGTATTATAAAAAGGCATTAGAGAATTATAATCATCTAACAAGTGCTCCAAGAGAAATACATCTTGACCGAACACAATTAAATCATTACAAGATGAGTTTTAGAGTACGCCCAGAGGATATTTTAAAAAATCCTAATGCCGCTATTGAAATGGTACGTAATAATATATTTCAGCAATTTGTTCCTGTAGTATGTAATAATATACGTAAAAGTTTTGATCCATATAATAATTGCTATATATTCAAATGTGATATTTGGACCAAACATTAAGGAGAATGGTATGAGTAGAAGTAAATTTAAAATTGGTGATAGGGTAATGACCTCTTCAACAGCATTATATCCTAAAACAAGTTATCTTATGGGAACTGTATGTAAAATACATTCTGTAGATGATGAAACTGAAAAAAGGTATGATATTCATTATGGCATTACCGATATACCGGATGAGAAAAATGTACCTGAGGGTGATATAAAATTATTTGAATAAGAAACGACTGAGAGGAAAATAATATGATTAACGCATTTGAAGAAGAAAATAATTCTATTTTTGGAACAGATGATCAAAAAGAAGTTATAGATAATGTAAATCATCCATCTCATTATGAAACTGGAAAATTTGAATGCATTGATGTTATGTGTGAAGCACTTGGCGCTGATGCTGTAAAAGATTTCTGTTTGTGTAATGCATTTAAGTATATTTATCGTCATAAACGTAAAAATGGAGACGAAGATATTAAAAAAGCACAATGGTATCTTAATAAATATATTGAATTATCAAATAATAAGGAGTCATAGTATGATATGCCCAAATTGTAAAAAGAGGATGACTTGCACCAATACTTATACAGAAATGATAAATAGTGTTCCAACAACTGCAAGAAGACACGTTTGTAATTGTGGAAAAGAACTCTATACAATTGAACAACCGGCTGATATTTTAGATACTTTGGCTATATTATCGCATCGGCAAACTGAATATGATAAAACTAAGAGGAGAAGAAGAAAATGAGTAAATTTGAAAAGACTTACAGTATTGTTGCTTTAATTCTAATAACAGCAATCATTGCAATATGTCTTATGGGTTGTACAAAACAAGACATGGCTAAAGAATGGGGCGGAACTTATACGATGAATCTCCCAAAAGGTGAAAAACTCATGGAAGTTACTTGGAAAGATACTGATTTATGGTATCTTACAAGGCCTATGCGAGATAATGAAGAACCTGAGACTTATACATTTAGAGAAGATTCAGAATTTGGTATCTGGGAAGGTACTGTAATAATAGTAGAAAGCAAATAAAGGAGATATTTATATGAAAGTTCAATATTTATTATCATCTCAGCAGATGCATGCCATTAGCTCATTAGCTCATATTGATGGAAAAAATTTAGTGTCTGATATTGTAAGTGATAAGCACTTAGTCGAATATGATATTACTGAAGATCAAATTTTTATGCTGGATTCTTTACTAAATATGAAAGGTGTCATAGTCAAGGATAAAAAATCGCAGCCTTCTGATGGTGATAAATATTATTGTATTGAGGATGATGGTAATATCTTTTCTAGCATATGGAATAATGACCAAATAGATAAGAAACGCATGGACATTAAAAATGTATTTAAAACAAAAGAAGAAGCCGAATTTGCATGTGAAAGATTAAAGGTGCTTAATCGGCTAAAAGAATTGTCAGATGATGATCAGGAATGGAACAATATAAATCGGCATTATCTATTTGCATACAATACGTTTGATGATGGATTTGATATATGGTCATATCGTAATATAAAAGTACCGCATGAATATTGGTTTAAATCAAAAGAATCTGCTGGAGCAGCTATTAAAACCATAGGCAAAGATAAACTTAAAAAGTATGTATTTAATGTAAAGGAGTAAAAAATGAAAACCTTGCATTTGGTTGTCACCACATTATGCAACAGAAATTGTAAGTTTTGTTGTAATAACCAATATGACATAGCCAATTTGGAGTATGCTACAGATGATGATTTTAAATGGTGTGAAATGCTTTGTCTTACTGGTGGAGAACCTTTTACATATGCAAATCCAGTTAATTTAGCGACACGTTATAAGGCTTTATATCCAAATATTAAGTCTGTTATTGTATACGCTAATGCTGTAGAATTAGGAAATTATATTCTTGACGGTCACTGTAATACGCTTGATAATATAGATGGTATAAATGTATCTATTAAAAATGCAGCTGATCTAGATATGTTTAATCATGTAATTATGTGTACACCAAGTTTCTTAATAAAAGAGAAAAACAGAGTATATGATTTTCTCAGTACAGCAGAGGTTAAACAATCTAAGTACTATTCATTAATTAAACGAAAATGGCAAGAGAATTTTGTACCAGCTGAAGAATGCCGTTTTAAAAGAGGAAACTAAAAAATTATATTTAACTCTTGAAAGGAGAATTAAAAATGAAAGTAATTACAGCACCTGAATACTACGTACCTAAGAAAACCGAAATAACTGTGTTTCTTGCCGGAGGAATCACTAATTGTGAAAACTGGCAGCAGAAGGTTATTAAATATTTGCAAGCCTTTCCTGATGATCAAACTGAAAATTTAGTTATATTTAATCCTAGACGAGATGCTTGGCCTAGTAGTGCTGATACTGAAGAAATTCGAAGACAGATTCATTGGGAAGCCGATTATATTTGCCATTCAGATATTTTCTCTATGTATTTCGCTAATACAAAAAAGTCTGATCAGCCTATTTGTTTCTACGAACTTGGTAAATATGCTGATAGTAGAAGTGTTATATCTTACCAAGCAGGTTTTGCAAGACCTCTTGATGTGAAGTATCAGCTTGAAGTGCGCGGTATAGAAGATCGAATTAATGAGAACTTTACTCCTGTGCAACATGCTGAAGCTATTATGAATGAGTATGAAGAAGAATTGGAGAAGATATCTAGAATCCGATGTTATAGGAGATAATTCTTACTTATAATATTTTAAAAACTAAAAAATTATATTTAACTCTTGAAAGGAGAATTAAAAATGAACACTGAAAATTTTATGGGAAAGATGTTTGGAAAGATCGCACCTGGTATGTGCAGATTGTCTATGAATGGAGGAATTGCTGTAAAGACTGATTCTGGTTATAAGTCTTATGATGTTACATCCGGAAAGCTTACAAATTGCAGCAATTTCGTATTTGATATTGGCGAGGATTTTTTCTTTGTAATCCCCACTAATAAGGTTAACAAGGGTGATATTATTCTTGCATCCGGTAAGCCTAAGTGTGTTATTGAAGCATCTAAGAACGAGATCAAGGTTATGAATTATGAAGATTCAACGATTGAGCTCATTGTCCCTGAAAGACATGTATTCATGGGCAATACTTATTTCTATGGTAAGATTGTATCCATGTTTGGAGATGTCTTCAAGAATAAGAAGGGCACAAACAACATTATGAAATATATGATGATGTCTGAGATGATGAAAGGCAACTCCGGAAATGGTATGAGTAATATGCTTCCTCTTATGATGATGAGCGGAAATATGGGTGATATGTTTGGAGATATGTTTAACTTCGATATGAGTGATGAAGATGAACCTGAAGAAGAGGAGGTAACTGAGTAATGGGAAGCGGAAGTTGGAGTTCAGATAAATTTGCAAGTTATACAAGGGCAACTAAAATAGGTGCTACTATTGATTCTTCTGGTGCTATGAGAACCTCAATGAGTAATCAGGAGATGTTTAAATCAAGATCCGTTGATCCTTTGCTTAATCCTAAGAATGTTGTAAGAGAATGTATCGATTCTGATGAGCATCCTAATACAATTCCTGTAATTCTTGCACTTGATGTAACTGGATCTATGGGTGAAGCTGCTGTAGAAGTTGCAAAGCAGCTTAATGTTATTATGACTAAGCTTTATGAAGATGTTAAAGATATTGAATTCATGGTCATGGGAATCGGTGATCTAGCATATGATAATGGACCAATTCAGACATCTCAGTTTGAATCAGATATTCGAATTGCCGAGCAACTTGACAAAATTTGGTTCGAATTTGGAGGTGGTGGAAATCAATATGAATCATATACAGCAGCTTGGTATTTCGGACTTCATCATACAAAACTTGATTGCTGGAACAGAGGAAAGAAGGGAATCATTATAACAATGGGTGATGAACTTCCAAATCCTTATCTTCCTGCTTCACCTCTTGGTGCAGTTTTAGGAGATGTTGTTCAGGGTGATGTCACAACTCTTGATCTATATGATGAAGTAAAGGAAAAGTTTGATGTTTACCATATTGATGTGAATCATAATGGTAGATATAACGAAAAGATGATATTTGATAATTGGCACGATCTTCTTGGAGATAATTTTGTCAAATCAAATCTTAACAGTATAAGCGATGATATTGTATCTGTTATTCGTAAATCATGTGATAATAACATAACTGGCCCTGTATTAAATATGGGCAGTGCTAATTCAAGTGAGGGAATTTCATGGTAATTAAAGCCGTAATTGGAGCTAATTATGGTGATGAGGGCAAGGGTCTTATGACAGATTATTTATGTCATGAGGCCCTTAAATCCGGTTCTTGTCTTAATGTCTTAACAAATGGTGGTGCACAAAGAGGTCACACAGTCGTAACACCAGACGGAAAACGGCATGTCTTTCATCACTTCGGATCAGGTACTTTTGCTGGGGCAGACACTTATATTCCAAACCAATTTGTCGTAAATCCCATGGCTTTCATGGAGGAATATAAAGAACTTGACATTGTACCACCTTCAGTATTTATCGATAGTCTTGTATTGATGACCACTCCATATGATATGATCTATAATACTTTTAAAATGAAACAAGATGGTCTTCATAATAGTTGCGGATATGGTGTATATTACACAAAAATGAGACATCGTGATACGATCGTCAATTCAACAGTCCAGGACTTCATCAATGCTAATACTACGGAAGAACGAGTAAAACGTTTGGAAAATATTAGATCATATTATGAATATCATATGGAAAAAGAAAAAATAGAGTTTACTGAAAAATGGAAAGAGATATTTTATTCTGACAAACTAATTTATAATTTCATTTACGATTTTGAAAGTATGATGGATGTAAGCAGTGTGTACCCATTTGACGCTTATCAATTTTTTAACAAATATGATACAATTATATTTGAAAATGCTCAGGGTCTACTTTTAGATAAAGATAAAGATCCAAAATTTGGCACTTCAAGTAATACTGGCTTAAAAGCAGTCTATGATGTGTTAGGGCATGAACATTCTGTTGAACCGGTATATGTATCTAGAACATACCTTACTCGTCATGGTGATGGAGAGCTACCAGGAGAATGTGAGATGAAATTAGAAGATCTTACAAATGTGCATAACGAATTTCAGGGGGATTTGCGATATGCTCCTATAAACTTTGACAGCTTGTACGAACGTATAGAAAAAGATTCAGCAAATCTAAGCTCACATCCAAAAGTAGCATTAACTCATTGCGACGAATTGGCGCCTCATGATGAATCAGCATTTTTATTTTTTGAAAGTAAAAAAGATAATGAACTTAATTTGTGTTATACTAGCTTTGGACCAACAAGAAATGATATATTTACAGTGGAGATAAAATGAAATGGTAAAAATATTAAAAAATACTATGGTCGATCCAATAGAAAAAACTTGTAAGAATTGTGGATCCATATTTACTTTTAATTATGAAGATATTCAAAGAAGAGAAATAGAAAGTTTTATGGGATATACTGTTACTAACGTTTACGTGGTGTGTCCAGTATGTAAAAACAATCTTTTTATAGATACAGATAAAGATTGTAAACCTAAATCAGGATCACCTCTGAAAGAGTTGACTAAAGTTGTTGATGAAGCAATAGACGAGGCTTAGATTGTGGAGGTTTAACTATGCACAGTCGGAAATTTAGAAATGGTACTAAAAAGTGGAGAAAACAGCGTAGGAAGTTTCATCCTAATACTCTTATGTGGTGGAAAACTGTTGACCCAAATCCAGGTTATCTTTTAACTGCTGAGGAATTTAAATCTTTAATAGTAATTGACGTAGATGATGGAACTTGTTTTAGGAGGAATTAAAATCATATGAAGTTTAAAGAAGGTGATCATGTTGAGATAATAAATCCTGATAATCCCTATTATCGTGAAGATGGAAAAATTATATATAGATTTAATATGTTAGGTCCTAATCCTAATAAAATTACATACCAGGTTTCATTTGAAGATACGTGTTCTGTTTTTGAGGAAGATGAACTAAGATTATTAGAAGAAGTTACTATTAATGAAGATTCAAAAATTAGTAGGGTTGAGCAAACGCATAACAATATTAATGAATTTTTAAAAAAGACTGGTAATCGCGCTCAACCAACAGATGCAAGCTTGTCACTTATAGCTCAAATGCTGATTGAAATAAATGAAACTTTAGCTATTATATGTGATAAATTATAATTAGAAAGGAAAAATATGTACACTTATACAAAAATTGAAACCATCTACGAACGTGATACAGAAGGAACTAAGAAGTTGATCGAAGGGAAGTTCCGTAATAAAGCTGTAGAATATTTGAAAGATTTACATTGGATCTGTACAGAAAAAATTGACGGCACAAACATCGGTGTAGTATGGGATGGTCATAATGTCTCATTTCAAGGAAGAACCGAAAAAGCTGAGATTCCGAAGCATCTTTTAGAAAAGCTTAAAAGTATCTTCCTAACTAATGAAATGGAAGAGATGCTTGAACAACTATTTGGTGAAAAAGAAGTTATATTCTTCGGTGAAGGCTACGGTAATAAGATCCAGAAATGTGGCAATGATTATATTTCTGATGATACTTCATTTATCTTGTTTGACATCTATATTCCATCGAGTGATATTTGGTTAAATAGAACAAGTATTGAAGATATTGCCAAATCTTTAGGAATAGATGTAGTTCCCATCATATGTATTGCGCCACTTGATGAAGCTGTAAAATTTGTCAAGACTCATCCTAAGTCAACAATTGGAAATGCTAACATGGAAGGTTTGGTTTGTAAGCCCTATGAAGACTTGTACGATCGAAATGGTGACAGAATTATGGTAAAGATCAAAGTTTGTGATTTTCAGTAAATCATTATTCGCAAAATTTATTCTCACTATAATGAAAGGTAATTGTGCCTTGATTATTATAATTTAAACGAAAGGAAGCAAAAACTATGAAAAAGAAGGGTCTTGCAGCAATTATTGGTGGAGGAATCGTAGCACTTGCTGGTGTTGCCGGAATTATTCTTGGAGTTAAAAAGAATAAGACCGATTGCATCACATGTAATGACGATCCGGAAGCCATCGAAAACGATCCTGATTTTGAAGTCGTAGATCCTGACGACGAAGAGCAGTAATCAGGTATAACAATTAAATATAGAGATAGGAGGTATAGTCTAATTATGATTAGATTTACGCCTCCTATAACTTTTTTGTTCATATTTTCTAAAAAAGGAGATTAACTAATGGCTACTAAGAAAATAGTAATTAATGATGAAACAAAGCATAAGTTAAAGAAAATTGTTAAAGCAGCTGTTCCTTGTGTTATTGGTGGAGCTATAGCGGCAACAATCGGAGTTATATTTTATAAAAAGGGTCACACTGATGGATGGAATGATAAAACACATGATATTGTAAAGTATTTGTCGGATCATAATCATTTTTCAGTGATTAACATTGAAAAGCCATCAACTGGTGAGGAAGCTTTGTTAGGCATTGCTGGAAACATCTTTAAATCAGAAGATGATATTGTGACTTTCTTATCAAACAGATATCACAATGGTAATCCAGATCCGGAAACAATGGAAAAAATTGTAGGAAATGCAAAAAGAATTATGTCAACTATGATGCATTAATTATATTTAGGAGGAACAAAAAATGAGAAAGACACTTACTTCTATTAAGAACTTTGTAACAAAGCCCGAGATTGTTATACCGGCATTGATGGCTATACTTGGTGGTACTGTACTAAGTCTTGGTAAATCTATTGGATTTAGAACTGGATATTTGGCTTCTAGTGAGTATTATGAGGCTAAAATCAAGGAAAATTCTGAAAAATGTACAAAATGTGACTCAAATCAGTCATAAAATTCGCACAATTTATTCTTACTATAGTAGAGAAAAGATATAAATTATTTTGTATCCTTTCTCTATGTTTTTGATTTTATACTTTTGAAAGGAGCACTAAAGAAATGGGCTTTAAAGAAGCATTTCTAAAGAACTTACCGACTATTCTTACTGTCGCTGGAATTGTTGGTGTTGGAGGCACTGTATTTTTCGCTATTAAGGTAACTCCTGAAGCGAAGAAGAGAATCGACGATCTTAAGCATGACAAGGAGCGTGAGATTTGGGATCGTTGTGAAGAAGAAGCAAAACAGAAATTTGATATTGACGAGGGATCAGAGCCTTCAGATGCACAGATTGCAGAGGTTCTTGACACTGTTCCCAAGAAAGAATTCAGACCGGCTGTTAAGGATGTTGTAAAGGAAGTCAGTGTATTATATCTTCCCACTGTTCTTATGGGTGGTGCATCAATTGCAGCATTTGTAGCAGCTAATACAATTTCTGTAAAAAGATTGACAGCTACATCAGCAGCTTTAACTGCAACTGAGGAAGCTTTTAGGACCTATCGTGATAAGGTTGTTGAACAGATAGGTGAAAAGAAAGCTGCAGAAGTTGTTGAACGAATTGCAAAAGAAAAGGTAGAAAAGAATCCACCTAAATCAGACAAGAATCCTGATGGGCAGACAATTGTGGTTGCCGGTGAAGGGGATACCCTACTTTATGATGCATTGACTGGCAGATATTTCACCATGAACTTTGATGAATTTAAGAGACGAATTGTAAATCTTAATTTCAGATTACTTCATGAGGATTTCATTTCAAAGAATGAATACTATAGTGAAATTGGGCTCCCTCCTGTATCAGATGGTGATGATAATGGTTGGAGCGTAGACAAAGAGATCTCTCCGACTTACAGTTGCATAATGGCTGATGTCGAGCATGGTGAAAGACCTTGTATTGTAGTTGACTTCTTGTCACTTCCTGGACCGAGATTCAGATATGGTGACGGAGTAGCTTACGGTAGATATTAATTAAGATAATGTGACCCTTACAGCAAAATTCAAGATTATTTTTGGAATAATTCATTAAAGGGGTCATGACACACCTCACTTTCTTATAGTGGGACTCATACAGCAAATCAAAATTAATAGCATGCAATCCTATTGTTAAAAAGAGTCCTGTATATTTTAGCTTTTGAAAGGAGCAAAACTATGGAAACAAAAAAGTTCAACATAGATCTTAAAAAGATTGGAATTGGAGCTGCAAAGATCATTATTGGTGGGGCTGCATCTATCGGAGCCGGCTATATCATCACTAGATATGGTAAAAAGGCTATTAAGCCCGATGAAAAGTTAGTTACAAAGGTTCTTATGCTTATCGGTGCTGGCGCTATTTCCGGAGCCGTAGGTGAAGTAGCTGGATCATATGTTGAAAAGCAGATCGATTCTGTTGTAAAAATTGGTGAAACTGTAAACAATACTATTGATACTTTGTTCAATGAGGAGGAACAAAATGGCGGAAGTGAAGATTCCGAAGAGTGATGATAACTCCTCGGGGATTGACAAATACAAAAGTTTGCCTTCTAATAGCTATAAAACTAAAGCTGAAAAAGAATTAGAGGCATCACAAAACAAAGAACCAAAGTTAACAAAGCAGACAACAGGTAAAAAACAAAGAAAGCCTGTTGCTCAGAAATTTAAAGAAACATTTCTTTCTCCTGAAAGTGATAATGTTGGATCTTATATTTTATGGGATATTCTTATTCCAGCTGCAAAGGAGACATTTGCTGATTTGATCAATGGTGCCATTAACATGATATTATTTGATGGTGAAGCTAAGTCAAACAGACGTGGCGGTGGAAGGAAGATCACAAACTATTCTGGAGGATCAAAGATCACTATTGGAGGTAGTTCATCATCTCCATCTAGAAGTTCTAGAGGTAGGCGATTTGCTGATGATATCTTGATTGAAGGAGATGAAAATCGTTCTGCACGCCAAGTAGCCCTTGATATTCTTGAAGAAATGAACGAAGCAGTATTTGAATATGGACAAGTTCGTTTATCAGATTATTATGAGGCTGTTGGTGTAGATTGGAGCTATACTGATAAAAATTGGGGTTGGACAAGTCTTGAAGGTGTCAAACCTCGTGCAGTTCGCGGTGGAGTAGTAATAGATCTGCCGGAACTTGAACAACTTTAGGTTATGAGTGATACCTGTAAGTCCTCTCATGATATATTGGGACTCTTACTGCAAATCATATTGAAAAATAATAGCCTGCTAAGCTAATAGAGTCCTGCTCATAACATTCTTTATTCCTTTCTGTAAACGGGTGTACTTGGTTTTTATAGCCAAGTATGCCTGGAAGGAATGGATATGCTTACTTTATTTTTTATGGGGTAATATTTATGATTTATTATATTCTTATTGGTATAGAATTTTTAATTAATATTGTATTTTTTATAATGTTAATCAAAGTTATAAAGCATTGTGATACGTTAACAGCATATGTAAATGCCTTAACAGACCTATTTAGATCTTTATACACTGAAATAACAAAGGAGGAGTAATTCACCATGTCAATAATTAGATCATATGCAAGGAATATTGCTAGAAATCGTATGAAAGCTGCTGGCTACAGAAGAATTAATAAAGGCCAGAAAGCTGGATCATATTTCTCAAATCACTGGAGAGAGGAATTACGTTCATCATCTTTTAAAGTAAAGAAATTCAAAGGTGATGGTGTCATAAATCCCGCATAATTTATCCCTTCTCTAATAGATACTAAAAAGTATCTAGAAAGAGAGGAAGTTATTATGGACGAATTTGAAAACAAACTTATAAATGGAATTCATGTATCCAGATATGTTGTTAGCTGGGTAAAAGGTGGAGGAAATCTTTTAGGAAGTAGAAGAAAAGCAAAGTTTATTGATTGGTTAAAAACCTTGAAAATAAATGGACGTAATCTTACTGAAGAAGAGATCGACTTCATTTGGAACTTTGCTAGTAGCGGAAAAATGGAGTTGGAATTCCAGGCAAGTAAGTTTTTAAAGGAGATTGGAGCGTAATGCTCCTTTCTTTTTTGTACTTATCCGTACTTTATTTTTTATTAATATCACAAATTATATATTTGAAAGGAGATTTATAAATGAATTTCACAAAAACATTTAGCAAATTAGGTTTTTTGGCTAAGCAGCATGCACCTGAAATTATGATTGGAGCTGGTATATTAGCTGGCGCAGGGGCATTATATTTTACTGTAAGGGGCACTCTCAAGCTTAATAAGATTCTTGATGATCATGATGAGCGTATAAATGATGTAAAGAAGAGTTATATTCCTAAGGAAGAGCTTGAAAAGGTAGAAGACAACGGTGAACCTATAAAGTTTGATATAGAAGTTACTGAGGAAGAGAAGAAATCTTATAAAAGAGATCTTACTCGTGAATATGTTAAGACAGTTGGTACTGTAGCTTTAGCTTACGCTCCGGCAGCAGCTCTCGCTCTTGCTTCAGCAGGTCTTAACATCGGTGCTTATGGTATTATGAATAAGAGAGTAGCAGTAGCTCTTACAGCTCTTGAATCTGTCACTGCTTCTTTTGCAGAGTATCGTCAGAGAGTTAAGGACAGATATGGTGAGGAAGCAGAAAATGACATTCTTCTCGGTAAGACAACTGAGCATGTAGCAGTTGAAAAGGAACTTAAGAACGGTAAGACAAAGCTTGTTGATGAGGAACAGACTTCTTATAAGGGCTCCGCATCGACGTACGGACGTACTTATAGCATCAATACTGCTAAGAACTTCTTAGGTGGTGGAGATGGAAGAGCATATAACAAGACTTTCATTGAAAATATTGAGGAAGCAGCTAATTTGACTCTTAGAAGAAGAGGTTATATTTTCTTAAATGAGGTATATCAGCTTCTCGGATTTGATGAAACTCCTGAAGGACAGCTTGTTGGTTGGCTCGAAAATACAGAAAATGGAGACGGAGAAGTTAAGTTCGCTATTACAGAAGTTCTTGATGATAAGAACGAAGACAATGATGTTTGGTACCTTGATTTCAATGTTGATGGGGTTATATTCGATAAAATTTCCCTGAAAATGTAATTAATTTGCTATTTTTAAAATCGTTTCTAAGGGGTCTAGAAGGCTCAGGAAGGCCTGTGCAGCTTTTTAACGTTAATTTATACGTCAATATATGCTAAAACGCCTATTTAGGCCCTTTAAACACGTTTTAAAGGCATTCTAGAGAGTGTCTTTATCTCTTGAAAGGAGATTTCACTATAATGAATAATAAAGTTATTATATTTGTAGTTTCAGCTGTATCTTTGGCAGCAGGATTCGGTGGCGGATTTGTATTAGGTTCTCATTTGATGAAGAAAAAGTATGATGATATTGTTACTCAGATGAATGACGAACTTAATGAGTATGTTGACAAGGCAATGACCTCCAGTAAAAAGACTGTAGATGAAAATACAAACAAGACTGACTATACAGATTATATTTCAACTCTTAATGATGTTGAAAAAAAGATGTTTGAACAGGCACCTGATAAAGAGGTGTTTATTCATGCAAGGGAAATGGTAAAGAAAAATGACGAACTTAAGTCACAGTATTTAACAAGAAGTAAAATCGGTGAGCATGTTGAAACCAGCAAGGAATATGAAGATCGAATGAGGGCTGCAATGGGACTTGATCCTGATGATGAGTCTGAATTTGCAACTGATCTGTTAGAGGCAGGACCTGATAAGGAAGGCACAGAACTTTTAGCAGATGCACCGTTAGATCCTTATCTTATTACAGAGACTGACTATTTTGATAATCAGTTTGAGAACTTCTCTAAGATCCAGATGACATATTTCAGTGATGGTGTAATGATTGACGATGGTGATAGTATTGTTCCAGCATTTGAGATCTTATTGGTGACGAGAATATCTTGGAACTTGAAACTTCTGATAACAATACTATATTTGTCAGAAATGAAGCTAATAGCACCGATTATGAAATTGTTTATAAGGAAATGACTTATGGAGAATTTATGGGTGCTAATTAATGACAAAAAACAACGAAACTAATAAACAATTGAATATGGTTGAGGATGAATATTCTGAAAATGATTGTTCATCCTCTGACAATCGTTTATCCAAAATTTATAAAAATTCAGAAGACTATGAGCAGCTTCTCAATCAATGTAAAGATGACCCATTCGAGGGCGGATACATATTATATTTAAATTGGTTGTTTGAGAGAATTGATAAGAAGCAATGCAATAAATATTCATCACTTTTAATATTGCTTTTTAAGTATATTTTCTCAGAAACAAAGGATTGTCCCATGGATGTTAATAGGGCTCGCGATGGAATTGCTTTACGTAAAAGATTCTATGAAGAGACTAACCTGATTAGTGAAGACATGTACGAACGTATGACAAAAGATGACTGTACATGGCTTGAAATGCTGATTGCACTTGCTATTAGGATTGATGATCAGATGATGTTCGATATGAATCTTGGAAATAGGACTTCTGAATGGTTCTGGATGATGCTAAATCAGATGGATTTGGATAAATTTGATAACAAACATATGGATGAAAAGCAAGTGATCAATATTATAAATAAACTTGGTTCTCGAAACTATGATAATCAGGGTAAGAATGGCATTTTTAAATGCAAAAATGACGTTCGAAAAGTAGATATTTGGTATCAAATGATGCAATATTTCAATGAAAATTGGATTAGACTTTAAGATTGATTTTTAGCCTAAAAATGGGTAAAATTTGTAAGATTTTTCGAGGGTTTTCAAAAAAGTTGATTTTTTGAGGTGTTGAAAAATATGGGTACTTTTAAAAGTGCGAAAAAAAATCTTACAAAAATTGTCAAAAAAGGGCTAAAAAGTGCCAAAAAAGGCCATTTTTGAGCCATTTTGTAAGATTTGTAAGATTTTTAATATATCTTTATTTAATTTAAAAAAGTGTTAAAAAAATAAAATAAAGTTAAAACCCAAAATCTTACAAATTTTCTGACAAATATTTTTAGGCCTAAAATGATAGAAAAAAGGAGCAAAACCATGGATTTCTTTAAGGTAAATGTTAAGTATGTGAAATCCGTAAATACTACATATATAAAACCCGACTTTTTAGTGAGAGAATCCAAGAAAGATTTACTTGTAAAAGGTGGAGATTTCTATGCTATTTGGAATGAAGAAACCGGTTTATGGTCAACAAAGCCCGATGATGTAATAAAACTTGTTGATAATGAATTATATTCTTGTGCAGAAGAGATAAAAAATAGACCGGATAATCATTCTTATGTAGAAGTAAAATCTATGGAATCATATTCATCCAAAATATGGAGTGAATTTAAAAAATATATGAAGGAGTCGCCAAGTTCTAATCCGGTTCTTGATTCCAAGATAACTTTTGCTAATACTCCTGTAAAGAGATCTGATTATATTAGTAAAAGACTTCCTTACAATTTGGAGAAAGGTTCTACAAAAGCATATGATAAATTGATGAATACTTTGTATGACCCTGAGGAAAGAGATAAACTTGAATGGGCCATAGGAGCAATTATATCTGGTGATGCTAAAAGTATTCAAAAATTTATAGTATTATACGGAAGTTCAGGTACTGGTAAAAGTACCATATTAAATATTATATCGTGGATGTTTGATGGGTATGTTTGTGATAGATTGGATGCAAAGTCATTGGCAAGAAGTTCAGACAGCTTTGCTACAGAACAGTTATCTAGTAATCCATTAATTCTTATACAACACGATGGCGATTTAAGCCATATTGAAGATAATACAAAATTAAACAGTATTATATCTCATGAACCTATAAAGATAAATGCAAAGTTTAAAAATGAATGGACATTGAAACCTCAATCGTTTATATTTATGGGTACTAATAAACCTGTACAAATCACAGATGCAAAATCTGGATTGTTAAGAAGACTTATTGATGTACAACCTAGTGGTAGACTTTTACCTGTTCAAGAATATGATGATCTTATGGAGAAAGTTAAATTTGAACTTGGTGCCATTGCATATAATTGTCTTGAGAAATACAAGAAAATGGGTAAGAGCTATTATAATACTTATAAACCGTTGTTCATGCAAAGTAAGACTGACTACTTTTATAACTTTGTAAGAGACAATTATATTTATTTTAAAAATGAAGACGAGATAACATTAAAAGCAGCTTATGAAATGTATAAAACATATTGTGCTGACAGTAATGAAAAATACATTTTACCAAAGATGCGTTTTAAAGATGAATTTGAAAACTATTGGAACGAAACTAAAGAGAGTTGTAGAAATAAAGATGGTGTAGTAGTTACAAATTTGTATAAAGGTTTCAAGACTGAAAAATTTGAGCAATACATAACTACTATTAAAAATGATGATAGTGATGATAAGGCAATTAAAGAATTTGATTCTTTGATAAAAAATACCAAAGATAATGATTGGCTTACTTTTATTAATCCTGACGAATCAAGAAGTATATTTGATGAATTATATTCTGATTGTCCTGCTCAATATGCAACTAAGAATGATACACCATCAACAAAGTGGGAAAATGTTAAGACTACTTTAAAAGATATAGACACAACAAAATTACATTATATTCGAACTCCTGAAAATCTTATAGTAATCGATTTCGATATCAAGAATGAAAACGGTGAAAAAGATTTTAATAAGAATTTGGCTGCAGCTAGTAAATGGCCAAAGACTTATGCAGAATTGAGTAAGAGTGAAGCTGGTATACACTTACATTATATTTATGACGGTGACGTCAATAAACTTAGTCGAGTTTATGATGATAACATCGAAATAAAAGTATTTACTGGAAATTCAGCATTAAGAAGAAAACTTACAAAGTTCAATAATGTTGAAATAGCTCATATCAATTCTGGATTACCATTAAAGGAGGAAAAGATGATTAATTTTGATGGCGTTAAAAATGAAAAGAGTATAAGAACTTTAATTCAAAAGAATTTAAATAAAGAATATCATGCTGGAACAAAGCCGTCTATTGATTTTATTGATAAAATTTTAAGTGACGCTTATGATTCAGGATTGCATTATGATGTAAGAGATTTACGACCTGCTATTTTGTTCTTTGCATCGAATAGTTCTAATCATTCAGCATATTGCATCGAAAAAGTTAAAAATATGAAGTTTAATTCTGAAGAAACTTCTGAATATGTTGCAGCTAAAGATGATACTATTGTATTTTATGATGTCGAGGTATTCCCTAATTTATTTGTAATAGTATGGAAACCTGATGGCAAAGAAGCTGTAAAGTGGATAAATCCAACTCCTGCCGAAATTGAGAAACTCATACAGTATAACTTAGTTGGATTTAATAATAGGCGATATGATAATCATATTTTGTATGCTCGTTTAATGGGATATACAAATGAACAATTGTATGAACTTAGCCAGAGAATAGTAAATGGAAGCAAGAATGCTTTATTTGGTGAGGCATATAATTTAAGTTATACTGATGTATATGACTTCGCATCAGCTGTTAACAAGAAAAGTCTTAAGGCTTTCGAAGTAGAACTTGGAATACATCACCAAGAATTAGGACTCCCTTGGGATCAACCTGTACCTGAAGAACTTTGGGAAACAGTTGCTGAATATTGTATAAACGACGTTGTGGCAACAGAAGCTACTTTCCATTATTTAAAGGCTGATTGGACAGCTAGAAAGATTCTTGCTGAGTTATCAGGTCTTAGCTACAATGATACTACTAATGCTCACAGTACAAGAATTATATTTGGAACTAATAAACATCCTCAGGATGAGTTTGTTTATACACATTTGGAAGAGATGTTCCCTGGATATAAATTCGATTGTGGAAAGAGTACATATCGTGGTGAAGAAGTTGGTGAAGGTGGATATGTTTATGCTGAACCTGGTATGCATAAAAATGTTGCACTTCTCGATGTTGCTAGTATGCATCCATCAAGTATTGAGAATCTTAACTTATTTGGTGATAAGTATACAAAGATATTTAGTGAAATTAAGCAAATTAGAGTATATATTAAACATAAAGAATTTGATAAAGCTGCTCAATTATTTGGAGGAAAACTTGCACCATATCTTAAAGATGAAAGTATGGCCAAGGATTTATCAAATGCATTGAAAACGGTCATCAATTCTGTTTATGGATTAACTTCAGCAACATTTGATAATCCGTTTAGAGATCCCAGAAATGTTGATAACATTGTTGCAAAGCGTGGTGCATTGTTTATGATTGATCTTAAGCATGCAGTTCAAGAAAGAGGATTCACGGTTGCACATATTAAAACTGATTCTATTAAGATACCTGATGCTACTCCAGAAATTATTGATTTCGTAATGAACTTCGGAAAGATGTATGGATATACATTTGAACATGAAGCAACTTATGAAAAGATGTGCTTAGTTAATAACGCTGTATATATTGCTAGATATAAAAATGCTGATGAATGCAAAAATATGTACAATTATATTCCTGGTGATAATGCTAAGCATTCTGAACAATGGACAGCAACTGGTGCTCAATTTGCAGTTCCGTATGTATTTAAGAGTTTGTTCAGTCATGAAGAAATTGCATTCAGAGATATGTGCGAAGTTAAGTCAGTTAAGTCTAGCATATATCTTGACATGAACGAGAATCTTCCTGAAGGAGAACACGATTATAAATTTGTTGGTAGAACCGGTTTATTCTGTCCCATACTTCCTGGTAAAAATGGTGGATTATTAGTTGCACAAAGATCTGGAAAAGATGGTACAGTTAAATATGATGCTGTTACGGGAACAAAAGGTTACAGATGGTTAGAAGCTGAACAAGTGGAAACAGAAAATAAGCAAAAAGATATAGATAAGTCTTATTATATTGCACTTGTCGACAAAGCTGTAGAAGAAATATCAAAATATGGTGATTTTGAGTGGCTTATATCAAACGAGCCACTTGAATTACCTAAAAAAGAAACAAAGATGGTGAATAATAATATTCCAGCACCTGAGAATGTTATGTCAACAGATTATTTACCATTTAATTGAAAGGAGATAAAACAATGAACAAAAGAGAAAGATTTAATCAGGAGATAGAAATCGAGAATGCACAGTTGAGGTTTAAAAACTTTTCCGGAAAGCCCGGCAAGTATAATGCAGAAGGAAATAGAAATTTCTGCGTAATACTTGATGATAAGGATGCTGCTGAAAAGCTTGCTGCAGCTGGATGGAATGTTAAGTGGCTTCGTGCAAGAGACGAGACTGAAGAAGATCTCCCTTATATTCAGGTAAAGGTACAATATCAGGAAGGACATAAGCCCCCTGAGATTTGGCTTATCACAGAGTGTGATGGTGAACTTATCAGAAAGACTCCTATAGGAGAATCACAGGTTGATATCCTTGACTGGGCTGAAATTAAGAGAGTCGATTTAACCATAAATCCTTATAATTGGACTAATGCTAAAGGAGAATCCGGCATTAAAGGATATCTTAAGAGAATGTATGTAATAATAACACAGGATAAATTTGCGTCAAAGTATGTCAACGTTCCCGACAGTGCTATAAGTTCTGTAACTGGTGTTGAGAATTGATAGAATTATATTCACATCAAAAAGAAGCTATCGAAAAGCTTAGGTCTGGCTCCATCCTTTGTGGTGGAGTTGGATCTGGCAAAAGTTTAGCTGCTTTAGCCTACTATTTTTCTAAAGTATGCGGTGGTGAAATCGAAAAAGATGGCAAGCCATATTATTCACCAATGACAAAGCCATTAGATTTATATATTATAACCACTGCAAAGAAAAGAGACTCTGCTGATTGGGAACGAGAAAGTACTCATTTTCTTTTACACCCAATTGTTGATTCATGGAATAACATAAGCAAATATGAAAATGTTGAAGGAGCCTTTTTTATATTTGACGAACAAAGAGTTGTTGGTTCAGGCTCTTGGGTGCAATCTTTTTTAAAAATAACAGGCAAAAATAAATGGATCTTATTAAGCGCTACACCAGGTGATACTTGGATGGATTATATTCCGGTATTTGTAGCTAATGGATTTTATAAGAATAGAACTCAATTTATAAATCGTCATGTTATATGGAATCGATTTGTTAAATTTCCAAAAGTTGATAGATACCTGGAAGAAAGTCGTTTAAAATATTTAAAAAAGCTTTTGCTAGTAGAAATGCCCGATAAACGGGAAACAACTAGACATTATTTTAAAGTTCCAGTTGCATATAATAAAAAATTATATTATGATGTAATGGATAGTCGACAAAATCCAGAAACAGGAGAACCTTTTTTAAATATTACACAATTAATAACATATATCAAAAAAATTAATAATTCTGATCCAAGCAGAATAAAAGCCATAGAAAATATTATGCAGGATTTCTCCAGAATTATTATATTCTATAATTTTGATTATGAATTAGAAATACTTAAAGAGTTTTGTGAAAAGATAAAATGGCCGTATGCTGAGTATAATGGACATAAACATCAAGAAATACCAGAAGGTGGTAAATGGATATATCTAGTAAATTATATGGCTGGAGCTGAAGGATGGAATTGTACATTAACAAATTGTATTATATTCTATTCTCAGAATTATAGCTATAAAATAACTGAGCAATCTTGTGGTAGAATTGATCGAATAAATACATTATACGAAGATTTGTATTATTATACACTAATAAGTGATAGCCCAATCGATTTTAGAATAAGTCAATGCCTTGAAAGAAAAGAAAAATTTAATGAGAATGATTTTGCTTTATCAGAAGGCATAAATTTGAAAGATTTTGAAGAAAAACTGTAAAAATTGAATCGCAAGATTTATTCTTACTATAGTAGAGAGGAAGAAATATATATTCGGCTCACGCTGATTATATTCTTTCTTTTTATTTTTGTCGAAAGGGGTTATCATGAGAGAAAACAAATTTCAAGCAAAGCTCATACACGATATAAAGTGTAGATGTCCTGATTGCATGGTTCTCAAAAATGACCCTAATTATATTCAAGGAATCCCAGATTTATTAATTTTATATAAAAATAAATGGGCGGCTCTAGAATGTAAGAAAGATGAAGATGCATCTAAGAGACCTAATCAGGAACATTATATTCAAAAAATGAACAAAATGTCATTTGCAAAGTTTATAAATCCTGAAAATAAGGAGGAAGTCCTTGATGCAATGGTACGATCATTCAAAACTTAAAGGTACCCATGCATTTTTGAGTGCTAGTCAATGGCACTGGCTTAATTATGATGATAAAAAGTTGGTCGACCGTTGGCGAAGTGCTCAAGCTGTTGAAATGGGTACACGATTACATGCATATGCTGAAGAAACTATACGACTTGGCATAAAGCAAAGAAACATAAAAAGAACTCTGAATATGTATATAAATGATGCCATTGGTTTTGATTTGGAACCTGAAGTGGTATTATATTATTCTGATCTTTGTTATGGAACAGCAGATGCAATTGGATTTAAAAATAATTTATTACGAATCCACGATTTAAAGACAGGAGTAATTAAAGCTCATTTTGAACAGTTACGAATATATGCCGCCATTTTTTGTTTAGAATATGGAATAAAACCTGGTGACATTAATTTTGAATTGCGTATTTATCAGAATAATGAAATAAGAATAGAAAATCCAGATGCTACAATTATATTACCAGTTATGGATAAAATTCAAAAAGCTGATAAAATATTACACAGTATACAAAATGATTGATATTTAAAGGGAGGACTTAATCGTGGATGAAGAATTGATGCATTATGGAGTTCCAAGAAGATCTGGTAGATATCCTTGGGGTTCTGGCGATGTTCCTTTTCAGCATGAAAGTTGGTTTTTGGACAGAATGGAAGAGCTCAGAAAACAAGGCTATACAAATGCTCAAATAGCTGAAGATATGGGCTTAACGACAGAACAGTTTAATAATAGAAATATGATTGAACGTGCTGAAAGAAAAAGAGCTGAAATATCATTTGCATTGCGTCAAAAAGAAGACGGATATTCCAATGAGGCAATCGGTAAAATGCTTGGCGGAAGAGGTGAATCTTACGTTAGAACTTTACTTGAGCCTAGTACAAATGAAAGAAACAAAGTTATATTCGCAGTTCGAGATGCAATAAGAGATGAAGTAGAAAAGAAACGTTATGTTGATATAGGTGCTGATACTGAGCTTAATCTTCAAGTTGCAAGATCTAAAATGGATGCCGCAGTACAGATGCTTAAAGATGAAGGTTATCAAACGTATACACCTAAGCTTCAGCAGATAGGAACTGGTAAAAATACAACTTATTTAGTTCTTGGAAAAAAAGATACAAGTTATAAAGAACTTATGTCAGATCCTGAACAGATCAAACCTTTAACAGATATTACTATTGAATCTAAAGGTGATGGCTATCAGGTTCGAAAGGTTCAATATCCGCAGGCAATTGACTCATCTCGTATATTTATTAAGTATAACGAAGATGGTGGAAGTGCAAAAGATGGTGTTATTGAGTTAAGAAGAGGTGTTCCTGACCTTGATCTTGGAGCATCAAACTATTCACAGGTAAGAATAGCTGTCGATAAAGATAAATATCTGAAAGGAATGGCTGTTTATTCAGATGATATTCCTAAAGGCTATGATATAGTTCTTAATTCAAATAAAAGCAGAGCCGATGGTCCAAATAAAGCTTTTAAAACAATGGAACATACCAAAGATGGTGAAATTGATAGAGATAATCCATTTGGAGCTAACATATTACCTGCTGGACAGTCTTATTACATTGGTAAAGATGGTAAAGAGCATTTATCAGCTATTAACAAAGTTAATGATGAAGGTAAATGGTCAGAGTGGGCTAACAATACAAATTTAGCAGCTCAGTTTTTATCAAAACAGCCATTAAAGTTGATAGAAAGTCAGCTTAATTTAAGTCTTGCACAGAAAAATGAAGAGTATGATAAAATAAAGCAGTACACAAATGCTGAAATAAAGAAAAAAGCTCTTCAAGAATTTGCAGATGAATGCGATGCAGCAGCAGTCGATTTAAAAGCAGCTGGTCTTCCTAGACAGAGGACATCTGCAATACTTCCTGTTAATACTTTAAACGATAACGAAATTTATGCACCTAACTTTAAACAAGGTGAAGAAGTAATACTTATAAGATATCCTCATGCAGGAACATTTGAAATACCTAGACTTCGTGTCAACAATGACAACGTAGAAGGTAGAAAAATGCTTGGAAATGCACCTCAGGATGCAGTAGGAATTAACAGTCATGTTGCACAAATATTGTCTGGAGCTGACTTTGATGGTGACTCAGTTATTGTAATACCAACTAAAGGAATAAATGTTAAAACTACAAAACCTTTAGAAGGATTAAAGAACTATGATCCTAAAGAATGGTATAAAATGAGTGACGAAGAGATAGCTGCTAATCCATCTAAAGTTATGACACCACAAAATAAGCAACGTCAAATGGGTATAGTAACTAACTTGATTACTGATATGTCAGTTCAAGGTGCTCCAGAAGAAGACATGGTAAAAGCTGTTAGACATAGTATGACAGTTATTGACTCTGAAAAGCACAAACTTGACTGGAAACAATCCGCTAGAGATAACGATATTACAGAATTAAAAAAGAAATATCAGATAGTTCCTGGTCAAGAAGGAAAACATGGCGCAGCTACATTGTTGTCAAGAGCTAAAAATGAGAAAGACATTGAAGGTGTAAGATCTTATTACAAAATAGATCCGAACACTGGTGAAAAAATATGGCAATATAGTAGTGATGATTCTTATGTAAATAAAGATGGTAAAGTAATTAAGAAAGTTACAAAGTCTTCACAAATGGCAGAGGCTAAAAATGCATTCGATCTATCCTCGGGTACTCCTCAGGAAACCTTGTATGCAGAATATGCAAATGCACTTAAGCAGATGGCTAATGATGCTCGTCTTGAGATGGTTCATACACCATCGACAAAAAAGAATCCTTCTGCTACTAAGACATATGCACACGAGATAGCATCGCTGGGGGATAAAGTTAAGATTGCAAAATCCAATACACCCCTAGAGAGGCGCGCCCAGGCAATAGCTAATTCCATAATTAAAGCTAAGATACGGGATAACCCGGCTATAAAAGAAGATAAAGATTGGTATAAAAAGGTTAAAAATGCAGCTCTTGCTGAAGGCCGAGCCATGACAGGATCTTCGAAAAAAGAAAGAATGGTTCACATAGAACCTCGTGAATGGGAAGCTATACAGGCGGGTGCTATAGGAAGTACTCTTATGAATGCTATTTTAGCTAACACTGATACAAAAGAAATTCGTGAACTTGCAACACCTAAAGAGAACTCAACGACCAAATACATTTCAAGTAATAAATCTAATATTGCACTTGCTAAAGCAATGATTGAATCTGGTTATACACAATCCGAAATTGGCGAAAGACTTGGCTGTTCCGCATCTCTTGTCAATAAAATGGTTCATGGTGAAACAACTTAATGAAAGGAGAGTCGTATGTCTGAAAATAAAGAACTTACTGAATATATGCTGACAACAGTCGACAATCCTTACAATCCATTCACACAATGGGATTTGTGGTACAATTTCGATCAGCATATGCATTATTACACTTGTGAATATTTGGGAAGAGTAACAGAAGATTCAGAAGGTTTTACACCTGAAGAAGTTATTCGTGAAACAAATAGAGCAATCGATTCTATTGTTAAAAATGATCCATTTAATCGTTATCGTAAAGTTAGTCGAGACAATTTTGATTCTGTTATTAATGAAACTAATCGAAATGTTGAAGAGTTTTCTACAAATGATTAACAATTAAATGAATCAAATTTGAAAACAGATTTAATCAAATCAATTTACGATTTGCAAGTTTGTTTTTATTAAAAACCTTTAACAATTGATAATATTTTTTAATATTATAGTCCTCTCTAAAGTATTTTACCTCCCCCTCCCTACTATGATCATAGTTTTTGAGGTATCAATACAATAAAAGTTTTAGATATGGGGTGTCAGTCGAACTTCATATAAAAATAAACCATTTTCAAATCTATTTTTACTTGCTTACAAAAAATGTTTGTTTATTTAATGCTAAAAATGTTTAAAAAATGGTTTACAATAAACTTTTATTGGGGTCCTGGCTTGTTTCAGGATTATTGATACCCCGGGAGGGGGTTCGTAAAATACCACCCCCCTATGTTAT